TCGCGCGCCTCGCCGTTGATACCGGTTATGAAACCCCCGCCGTTTACGGCTGGGCGCGGAAAGTCGGCTTTGGTCAGGTGGCTCCTGTTAAAGGTGTCGAAGGCTTCAATCGTGCCAGTCCCGTTTCGGGACCGACCTTCGTGGATGCAACGATCGCGGGTAAACGCCTGCGTCGCGGGGCGCGGCTGTGGACCGTGGCTGTGTCGACCTTCAAGTCCGAGACCTACCGGTTTTTGCGACTGGAACGACCAACGCCCGAGGAAATGGCCTCTGGAGCATTGTTCCCGCCGGGAACGTTGCACCTGCCGGGCTGGATCGATTCTGAATGGCTGAAACAACTGGTCGCCGAGCAATTGGTGACGGTGAAGAACAAGCGCGGTTTCGCGCGGCTTGAATGGCAGAAACTTCGGGAACGTAATGAAGCGCTGGACTGTCGGGTTTATGCGCGCGCGGCGGCATGGATTCTTGGGGCGGATCGCTGGTCTGAAAAGCAGTGGGATGAGTTGGCGCGGCAGGTTGCGGTGCCTGAACAGGATGCGCCGGCCGTATCTCAATCGCGACCGGCGCGGGTTGCCAGCCAACGCCGCTCGGTGCGCTCGAATTACATGAGGTGAATATCGGCAGAAACGAGCATTACTGCAGGCAGCATTTCTTGAATTTCTTGCCGCTGCCGCAGGGACAAGGGTCGTTGCGTCCAACCTTGGTTTTCGGATGCATGAACGTCTCGGTCCAAGGAGCCACACGGATGTCGTTGCTGACCTTGCGTGTCTTCTGATCGGCGAGAAACTCTTCGGAATAGCAATGCCATTTCGATAATTCGGTGACGGCATCGGCGATGAGGGATTTTCGATAACGGCGGTTTTCCGGCATGCCGCCTGCGTCGCGTGTTGCCTGTAGGTCTTCAAGAAAATGTCCGAAATTGCAGTAGTCCTCGGGGATCAACTTCTTGTCGAAAACCGACCTCACGTCTTCGGACATGTCTTCGAGTCCGAGATCGGCAATGGCGTCGACCCAGCTGGTCAGTACCTCGGGGGGAAACTCAGGGCAGCGGCTGCAAAATGCCCGGAAATAGTTTTCGATTGATGCCCTTTGCTTGGGGTGCAGTTGTGTGATCAGTACCAGGGCGCTCATCAGGGAACCGCGGGCGAACTCATCCGCATTGGGGTCCTCTATAGCCTCAATCAGTGGCTGCAAGTCACCATCAAATGCGCTGGCCGTGACACGAAAGCTCGTTTCCGTGATTGCGTCGCCCAAGAGATAATCGAGGATCGGGGTAGGTCGGCGCAGCAAGTGAATCAGTGGGCGATAGGCACGCGGATCGCTCCATTCACCCAACATGTGAAAAATCGGAATGAGGGCAATCACCTCATCGTCCTTCATGTCGGGAATCTGTTGGACACCAAGGTCGTTTACGAGATCAACAAAGATCGGAACCATGGTCTCGCGGTCGGCCCCTGCGGCAATCATCGCAGCTTTGGGAAAAATGTCATCGCGCGCGAGATCGCGCATAATTTCGGAGGGTGTCATGGATTCGCCTAAAATGAGTCGCTCTTCGCGCAATTGAAACACATTCCTTGTTCGGGTCAAATCATATGACAACGCTGGCAGAATTAAAAACACGCCGCGAAACCCTCGCGGCGTCGCGTTCCAGCGGCGTGGCTCGGGTCAGCTACGACGGTAAAACGATTGAATACCGCAGCTTGGCAGAAATCGACCGCGCCATCGATGTGCTGGATCGCGAGATTGCCACGCTCGAGGGCCGGTCGGTCATTCGCCAGGTCCGTGTGACCACAAACAAGGGCCTGTAATGAAACTGTTCAACGCGTTTCGCCGCCAACCCACTGGCGGCCCTTCTGCTGTGCGCGCCCGTCTCGAAGGGGCGATGTCGCGCCGTCGTCTGCGCGGCTGGCAACCGCCCTTGGAGAATATCAACTCGCTGGTGGCCTCGGGTGGGCCGCGTCTGCTGGCGCGCTCACGGGAACTGGTGGTGACCAATGGTTATGCTGCTAATGCTTGCGAGGCTTACGCTGCCAATTTGGTCGGCGACGGGATCAAACCGTCGTCGCTCATTGAAGACGGGGAGCTGCGAGATAAAATTCAACGTCTGTGGCTCGCCTGGACCAATCAAGCCGATGCCGACGGGCTGACGGACTTTTACGGGCTGCAAGCCATGATTGCGCGCGAGATGTTCGTGGCCGGGGAATGCTTCGTGCGCATTCGGCCCCGCCGCGCGGAAGACGATCTGCTGGTGCCGATGCAATTGCAGCTTCTGCAAGCAGAAATGCTGCCGTTTGAGATGACGAAAACCACCCCAAGCGGCAACCCTATCCGCTGTGGGATCGAGTTTGATCTGATTGGCCGGCGTGTCGCCTATCACTTTCGCCGCCGCCACCCGGGTGACAGCACAGATAGAGGCCCAGTCATCCCTGAAACCACCCGCGTGCCAGCCGAGGACGTTCTGCACATCTACCGCCCCATTGATGCGGGTCAAATCCGAGGTCTGCCGCATGTAGCGCCAGCCATGGTGCGTTTGTTTCTGCTCGATCAGTACGATGACGCGGAACTCGATCGCAAGAAAACCGCCGCGATGTTCGCGGGCTTCATTACGAAAAACGCACCCGAAGAGGCGTTGATGGGGGAGGTCGAGGACGAGGGAACCGGGATTGGCATCGCCAGTCTGGAACCCGGAACCTTGCAGGTGTTGTTGCCCGGCGAGGACATCAAGTTCTCAAGCCCCGCCGATGTGGGCGGCGGTTATGAGGCGTTCCAATATCGAACCCTGCTGGCAATCTCGGCATCCCTTGGTTTGCCATATCATCTGGTGACCGGCGATGTGCGCCAGGCCAACTATTCGAGCCTGCGCGCCGAACTGGTCGAGTTTCGCCGCCGCATTGGTCAGTTGCAGCACGGGGTGTTGGCGCATCAGTTCTGCCGACCCGTTTGGATCCGCTGGCTGGAAATGGCGGCCCTGTCGGGTGCGCTCAAACTGCCGGACATGGCCAAGGCCAAACCCGTTCACTGGATCCCGCCACGGTGGGATTGGGTTGATCCACTGAAAGATATTCAGGCGCAATTGCTCGGGATCAATGCCGGTTTGATGTCGCGTCGTAAGGCTGTCGAGGCGACCGGCTATGACATCGAAGAAATCGACCGTGAGAATGCGGCTGATGCGGAACGGGCCGCTGGCCTTGGCCTCGCCTATTCCACAAGCCCGGGTGAAACCCAGGGGGCGCGGGCCACGCCCATGAAGAAAGCCGATCCCAACAAAGGAAAGAACCCATGAAAAACTGGTATTCGATCTGTGCGCTCAATGAGGGCGCGGAAATCTCGATCTATGATGAAATCGGCGCTTACGGCGTTTCGGCCAAAGCGTTTCTGGCTGATCTCGGCAAACTGCCGGATGCGGCTCCGCTGACCCTGCGCCTCAACAGCCCGGGTGGATCGGTGTTTGATGCCGTTGCGATCTACAATGCCCTGCAACGTCACGCAGGCACGGTCACCGTTTCTATCGACGGGATTGCCGCTTCGGCCGCCTCCTACATTGCCATGGCCGGGGATGAAATCATCATGCCGGAAAACGCTTTTCTGATGATCCATGATCCATCTGGCATGGTGATGGGCACGGCGAGCGACATGCGCTCTATGGCCAAGGCGCTTGAGAAAATTGGAGCATCGCTCATCAAGGGATATGCCGCCAAATCCGGCAAGTCTGAAAAGGACATCGCAAAGCTGATGGCCAAGGAAACCTGGCTCGATGCGGCCGAGGCGGTAGACATGGGGCTTGCCGATACCCTCGCTGCGCCGGTCAAAATGGCCGCCAGTTTTGATGTGAGTGGGTTCCAGAATACACCACCGGAGATCATCAAAGCGGTGAAACCGGCTAAGAAACCTGCGGTGGCGGTGGTCGTTCCCGAACCTAAAACTGTACCAACGGCCAAGGTTGAACCTGTCGCGGCCCCCAACCCGAACATTGCACCGGTCGCAGAATCCGACCCGGTTCCTGACCCCGCCACCAGCCGCTCTGAGGCCATGACCTACGCGAAAACCGTGGTCGATCTTTGCCGCTTGGCGGGTCAGCCACAAATGGCTGCGGGGTTCCTTGATGCGGAAACCAGCCTTGACGCGATCCGCAAATCCCTGATCGACGCGCGTGCCAAGGACGACCCCGACATCTCCTCCAACCACCCGCAACCGGGCAAACACAGTGATGCCCGCCCCTGGGCCGATGTGATCGCTAACACCTTCAAACGCAAAGGATAACAGAACATGACCATTCTAACCGAGGGCCGCCACGCAGGCGGTTTTTTAGTTTGGGAAGCCTTTCGGGATTACACCCGCGAGGTCATCACCATCGCGACAGGCGGCACATATCCGGTTCTCGAGCCCGGCACCGTGCTTGGTAAGATCACCGCATCGGGTAAATACGCTGCCCATGATCCGGTGGCCGTCGACGGCACGGAAACCGCCGTCGCTGTTCTCTGGGGACCGGCTGATGCCACATTGGCCGATGCCACGGTAGTTACGGTCCTGCGTGGTCCCGCCATCGTTAACGGTAAGGACTTGGTGTTCACCGGCACGCCGACGGCGGCGCAGATCACAACCGCCCAGACCGCGCTCGCCGCAGTCGGCATTCTCACCCGCTAATCTAATTTATCCCCTGAAAGGAGGCCGCGATGGCCACGATGGATATTTTTGCGACCGATGCATTTTCGGTCATTGAACTCACCCGCGCGCTCGAAAACATCCCGTTCAAGCCCGCGACATTGTCAGGTTCCGGCCTGTTCTCGGATCGCGGGGTGCGAAGCCGCACCGTTGTGATTGAATCTCGCGACGGCACCCTGTCGCTGATCCCGTTTTCCGAGCGCGGTTCAGCTTATGACCAGCAGGTGCCGGAGCACCGCGACGTGCGCGCATTCGTTTGCCGCCAGTTCAAAAAGCAGGACGTGCTTTGGGCCTCTGAAATCCAGAGCATCCGTACCTTTGGTTCGGAATCCGAGACCCAGCAGATCCAGGCCGAAGTGGCTGCGCGCCTGAAACGCTTGCGCAATGATGCGGAGGCTACCTTTGAATACCACCTGCTGAATGGCATTCAAGGCAAGGTGCTCGATCCCGGAAACGGGGCGACGGTGATTGATTACTTCACCGAATTTGCCATTACGCCTGCAGCCGAGGTCACCTTTGATCTGGCGAACGCGTCTCCGGCCTCGGGGGCTTTGCGCAAGGTCTGCCAAGCGCTGATCGAAAGTGTTGAGGATACGCTCGGGGGTCTTTCCACGGGCGCGGTGCAACTGCGCGCCGAATGCGGCTCGGCCTTCTTTGCTGATCTGGTGGCGCATAAGGAGGTGCGGGCAACTTATCTTAATACCGCCGCAGCGGCAGATTTGCGCTCGCGCGTTTCTGATGAAGTCAGCTTTGGCGGTATCAATTTCCGCCGCTATCGTGGCAATGCCGCGTTCGGCGTGCCTGTCGATAAGGCGTATTTCTATCCCGAGGGCGTCGAGGGGTTGTTCGAAATTTACTACGCGCCTGCCGATACATTCGAGACGGTCAACACGCTTGGCTTGCCGCTCTACGCGCGGTCCATTCCCGATCGCGACCGCGATGAGTGGGTGCGCCTCGAGATTGAGTCCAACCCGCTGCCGATCTGTACCCGCCCGCAGGTGCTGCGCTCGGCACGTCGCGTCTAATGTTGGCTTTTGCCGCCGCCATGGATGCGATCTTTCAGGATGCAAACATGGCGGTGGATGCCACCTGGACACCGCAGGGCGGCGCGCCCTTGCCGGTGCGGGTGATCCGCAAGGCTCCGGATGAGTTGACCAGCTTTGGTGCTGCGCGGATTTTGTCGGACACAACGCTGGTCGATGTGCAGGTGTCTGAAATGGCCAGCGTCAAATCAGGCGATACGATCATCATAGGCGCCGACACCTTCACCATTCAGGGCGAGCCGAAACGGGATCGTGAGAGGTTAATCTGGTCGCTGGAGTTGGTGCCCGCATGAAGCTGAAGCTCGACTTTGACCCTGACCTTGTCGGCATGTTTCAGGCCGAAATCAAGGCGGGCGAGCACGCGGTGACCGCCGCCATGAAGGAAGCCGGATCAGAGCTGAAACAGGCCTGGCGGGAACAGATCACCCATGCCGGCCTTGGCCACCGCCTGCCACGCACAATCCGCAATCGGACCTATCCGAAGGGCAAGGACAGCATCGATGCCGCGACATTTGTTTGGAGCAACGCGCCGGAAATCCGATTAAGCAACCTGATGTCTGGAAATTTGGATCTGGCGTGATCACGCATCCTGGCATTCCCATTTGATGTAGGCCTTGTTGTCGACGGCCCAGCGTTCGTCGATCTCGACCAGCACGGCGCTGACG